ACAACACTAGACGTAACTACAAAGTCCTGCGCTGGTCCTAAGTTTGAAATTGGTGGACCGTTTCCTGCAGTGCCATCGTGTGCGTGTCCTGAAGATGCGTTGAATGCACCCTCAATAGCGTTGTATTCTGCGTTAAAGTCTGCAGCATCAATAACTGCACCTGTAACTATGTTAGCTGTCGCTTGACGTGTGTATCCTGCCATGATTATTGCCTATCGTTTTGCCTATATTGTAATACTGCTGAGTCTAAGGTGAAGGGTGGGTTAGTGCTGTCACTTGTTATTCTCATTGCTACCGTATGAAAAGAGCCTATCAAGTTTTCGTTGTACACTCTTTTTATTTTACTCCCGTAGATTACGCCTGTGCCACCATACACAGAGTTAGGTTGACCAAAAATAAATGCACCAGTACCACCTGTTGTAGACCCTACCTCTATTTCTTCTGGTTGTATAATTCTTGTGTCGCCACCTGAATCAAAGTCAAATAACAATCTAAACTTTAGATCCATCTGACCTGTAGGGTCTGTGTATAGTGTTAGCTTATATGCGGTCTTACGTACCTCTGGGTCTGTAACAGCCATGAATGGTGTTTCCATAATAGTTTCTATGTTACTACCATCGAAGCCATTTGTTTGTTCCATTTCATATAAGAAGCCATCATTATTAGCAAACATTATAGCTTCTGTTGTACCTGAGTATATGCTATCTGCTACAAATGCTTTTATTCCTTTAGTGGTAGACCACTCAACTCCTGAGCCACCCTGAGATATAAATTTAGTAGCAACTAAACCCTCTGATACATCTGTCTGTTGTGAGCCTATAAATCCAAATATTCTATACTGAGCTTTCTCTCTTATTATAACAGAACAGTATTCGGTTGTCGATCTTAAAAATTCATCTGCATCTTTAAATATTTTGTCTGAGGTAACTTCTAGTGCAAAGTCACCAATACGATCAGTAGCACTTAGTAATCTTAGACCATCTGGTGCTAAGTACATTATGTCACCACCAAACTCTTGCACACTATCTGCACTAATACAGCCTATCTTATCAGTGACAGGTTTTATTTCAAAGAAAGGACTAGCGCCAAGTCTTACTAATGATTGTATTGTGTCTGCAGTAAATATAATAAGTTTTTCACGAAAGACAGACAGACCCGTTACAGTGTTACCAACATTTGAAACAAGATTAGTAACTGCTCCACCTGAAACATTAGCTATAGTAAATTGACCCGACACATAAATCTTACTTCCTTTACCATATACTACACTATTATCAAATACAGTAACTGTCTCTGCACCCTGTAAGTCTGTAGATATTCCTGTAGTAGAAGAGGTCAGAAAAGATACAGTGTTACCAGAACTATTGTACACGGCTGGGTAGTTTGTTCCATCAACAAATACTGTTTTGTCATCTCCATCAAAGTTAAAAGTAACGTGTCTTATTTTACCCCCACCTGTTAAAGGTGATGTAGCCATGTGTGTCCAAGTAGTGCCTGTGCTTAGAAAGTAGCCCGTCTTGTTTACGTCTGCTGTTTGAAGACCTACCTTTTGAAATGTAAGAGTTACATTATCAGACAGTGATTGTGTAGAAGACAATACAATATTATTCTGATCTGTTACAGTAGAAACAGTTACCGTACCAGAGATACCTGTGCCTGTAACCACCATACCTACAGCTATAGTTCCCACATTAGCGTCTAAGGCTACACCAGTAGAGGAAGAAGTAGCGCCATTTACAACAGCCGTTGCTTGATATGCTGTAATAGCAGCAGCATCAATTTTACGTACAGCTACAGCACGTCCACTAGATACAACTTTTACACCTAATACGTTTCCTGTGCCTGGTATCTCAGTAGAGCTAAACTTCTGGTAGCCTCTTATTTTTGTGTAGCCACCCTGTCTGTCAGGCTCCATGTTCTGTAAAATAGTAGTAGAACCAATAGCGTTAATACCCTGTTGTAAGGGAGACTGGTTAGAGATCAAACCACCTTTGAACTCAACAGGAAAGGTAGACCATTGTGTAGCCATTAAAAGTGTACTCTCGTATCTCTTAGATAATCTGTTCTGTTAATGTTTATACTTCTAAGATGCTTTATGCCTTGTTGAAACTTTTGTAACATAGCATTCGAACTTGCTGTGTCCCCTCTGAACTGGTATGCATAATGCATTGCACCATCTACAATAGTAAATCTATACTGTTCTGGTATGGATGGAACATCTGTAGCAGAGATAAGATCATAGCCTATCCTATAGTATTCGTACACCATTTCATATGCTTTATCTGGCATTGGGTAGCATATTAGCTCTCTGCTAGGTGTTCTTATTATGTGTGTAGGGCAGCCCTTTGTTTCAGTATTATACTCAGCATCAGCATACTTCTCTAGATACTCTTCGTATGTCATGTTCTTTAGTTTAACAGTACCAACATTAAGAGTAGAGTTTCTTTTTATTCTAACACTATTCATGTTTATAGTTTTTGCATCATTAGGATAGCTGTATCTAGGTTCAGCTACAGTAAGTGTTTCTGTTTCTTCTGCATGGTTCCAAGGCCACTCATACTCTTCTTGTTGTATTTGTCTTATGGCAGAGTTTACTGCCTCTTTAGCAAAAGCAAAGAATCCTGTAACAGTAGCAAAGTTATCTGTAGTCAACTCTACTTCGTTTAGCCTACTGTTGACATCGTTAACTAGTCCTATAAAATCGTATGCCATATTACTTCTCTTTTATCTTTAGGAAAATGGAACGTTCAAAAACAAGTCCATCCCCTGTGGTTATCTGACAGGTAACTTTATATTGCTTGTTGTTTGTACCTAAAGCAAAACGTGCAGTAGCAGTTTTACCTGATATGGTAGACTGTACAAACTGTAATCCATCTACTACTTCTGCATTAGAGACTGCTTCTTTAGCACCAGCAGCATCTTGTACAAACCAATTACTAGCAGATAAAGTATCATTAGGTATAAAGCGTGACCAGTCAACGCTATAGTCTACAGTTTCATCAGGATCTTTGTCAGGCCATTTGTAAGACATCTTTTGTCCCTATCGTGTTATTAATACAGTATTAGATATATCTTTGTGTGCGTCTATTACTAGTGTAAAGTTTTCAGCGTTTATATGGGCTACTTTACTTAAACCATAACCTTCTTCAGGAAGTATATATACAGTTCTAGTTCTAGCGTAATCGTCTGCGTGTGCATCATAGTCAAATAAATTGTTAGCAGGTGTAGCTAAGTTTAAGCTAAATGTGCTACCTAAACCTACTAGTAATTGCGATACATCAATTTCTAGGAAGGGTGTTACATCAACAAGGGTTGTTGAAATACTGAAGCCACTTGTAGTTGTACTTGCTTTTGCGTTAAAGTCAAGCGCTGTTATACCAGCAGCCAAAGATATTGTATCTAAAAGTATATCGTCAGCAGGAAACTCTAAATCACTTATGCCAAAAGTAGCAGTTGCAGCAGTAATTGTTTTAGAAGCTGTAAGGTTAACACTAGGTGTATTTGCGGTAGTACTTGATGTAGCTGCACTGGTAAGTATATTAGCTACTAAGTTAGTGTTTAGTGTACCAGTAGAAAGAGTAGCACTTACGGAATTAGCTGCACTATTGTTTGAACCTTGAGCAACTAAACTGTTTACTACTGCATTTATTATTGGAGAGCCAGTACCAACTGCAATACTGTTTCTTATAGATACAGATAGTGGAGCAGCAGATAAGGCACTAAAACCTAGCATTAATTGTTTATCCTTCTAATGCTGTGATACGTGCTTCTAGTTCTTGAATAGTTTTAACGAGCAGTGGTACTAGTTTACTCTGGTCAATACCTTGGTATTCTGGCTTACCATCTGCCTTTACTGCATCCTTAGTTCCCGTTATTGCCTCTGGAACTATGCTTGATACTTCATGCGCTAAAAAGCCATCTACTATTGTGTCAGCATCACCAATGAAGTTAAAACGTGCAGGTTTAAGCTGCTTAATGCGTGTCGTTGCATCCCATGTATAGTCTACGTTTTCTTTTAGGCGGTAGTCTGAGGATGTGTTGTAGGAAGTTGCTGAAGAGGTAACTGTAATAGTACCAACTTGAGTATTGCCGCCATCGACCCTGTAAAACGCTAAAACCCTACCATTGTTACCTCTTGAGAGGTAAATATTTGCAGTGCCATCATCAGCCGTTCTAGAAAATTCTGAGTAACCAGCAGCGCCTTGTATAAATCTAAATCCTGGTGTGTCAATAGCCGAAGTACTGGTTGTTCCTATTAAGAGATTCCCTGAACTATCAAGACGCATACGTTCTGTGCCAGAAATCTCCCATTGATAGCCACCAGAGGCAGAATTAAAACCTAAGCTTGTTCCATTGCCTCTAATCCAGTTTGCATTGTTTGTTCCTGCCGTTCCCTCGCTACCTAAAGTTAAGCGAACTTGTGATGCGCCTGTTGCCTCTATGTACCCTGAGCTTGTAATACGCATACGTTCTAGTGAGTTAGTTCCAAATACTAGGCTGTTAACAGAATGGTCATAAAAAAAGTAACCTGCGTATTCACCTGTTCCTGATGTTGCATCTGAAAAGTAAATTCGTGAAGATGTACTATCAGTTGAACGTATTGTCATACCAACATGGCCTGAATTTGATATAGTTAAATCATCAGCCTCAGATGGACCTTCTGTGGTTGTGCCAAGAAGTAACCGACCAGAGGTATCAATACGCATACGCTCTGTTGGCCCAGAGCGTTTGTAGAATCTAAATCCACCATCGCTAGATGTCATATTTAGATAACCAGCCCCAGCATCATAACCTAAAGTACCGTAGTAACTTGCGTTTGCGCCAAAAGTAATGTCGCCCAAAACATCTAGCTTCGTGGAGTCTCTATTTGAAGTTAAACCAATTCCAAGATTTCCTGAACTATCGATCATCATCCTATAGGCATTGGCTGTATTGTCCATTATACCAAAGCCACTGCCAAGGCCAGCACCCGTACTGTTGTTTCCTGCAAAAATACCGTAAGAACGACCACCTGTGTGACCATTCTCTAATATAAATCCTGCACGATTACCATCAGAGCCATTAAATTTTACTCGTATTTGAGCTGTTGTACCATCACCATGTGCATCAATTAAGTGCGCTGGTGAGGAAGTTCCAATTCCAACACCATTATCAGTGATAACCATTTTTGTATCACCAGAAGAATGGGGGGCATCAGTAGAACTAATGTTGTTTTTAAAGTGTATCTCACCAGTTCCTGATGTTGAACCGATATACACATTGTTACTGTCGTAGCCTAACTTAGCACGATTTCCTGAAGTATTAACATCAATATGACCAGTGACACCAATACCTGTGGAGTTGGTGGCGAGTACGGCTACACTATCGTTATATAAAGTTACTGCACCATCTTGATTTGCAGTAATCATCTGTTCTGTATTAGCTGCGTTTACTACCCTAAAATCATTAGCAAGGATTTTTATATGTCCTGTGCCTTGGTCACTAATAAAACTATTAGACCCATCATGGTAAATCTGTAAGTCAGAACCTGCGCCAAATATGACCTTACCATTATCTGCAACACTCATGTCGTTAGATAAAACAATATCATCTAAAGTAACTGTGCCTGAGATGTCCTTGTCAGCGCTATCT